TAGCTAATTTTATGAGTGGGTCTTCAACAGATAAAGTTGCAGTGTTGACAGTTGTGGTAGAGCCATTGACAGTAAGATTACCTGCAATAGTCACGTTGTCTGGTAAACCAATAGTAACAGCAGCAGTTTCAGAACCTGAACCAGATACCTCTATTTCATTACTTGTACCTGCAATGGTTGCTACATAATTACCTGTAGTTTTTGTACCTAGTGCTACTGAATCATCGTCTACAGAAGCTGCATTGACGTTTAACGCATTTACAAAAGATTGTGTAACTCTGGCATCAATAGCAGAATTAGCTCTCGCATCTGTATAGTATAAATTAGAAGAACCTTCAGATACTGTATCAGTATCACCTTGTGTAAATGTCATTACACCTGTAGAAGAATTATAAGATAACTGTGCAGAATTTTCTGATATAGCTGCTCTTGCTCTAGCATTAGTAAAATATAAATTTGAACTGCCTTCGCTTACAGAATCAGTATTAAAACTTATATTGCTTGTGCCATCAAAAGAAGTACCATTGATTGTTCTTGCTGTTTGTAAAGCTGTAGCAGTAGATGAATTACCAACTAATGCAGCAGTAACTTGATTAAAAACTACATCATCAGAAGTACCGACACTTTGCCCAATAGCAAAGGTAACACCATTACCTGATGCTGTAGAACTTACGCCTGTACCACCTAATAAAGATAAAGTTTCTGAATCAAGGTCAATTGCTATAGCAGTTGAACCATCTGATACATCTAAATCTTCTGCTGTTATTTGTGTATCTACATAAGTTTTTATAGCTTTGGCAGAAGCTAAAGTATCATCGCTACCAGATACAGAACTAAGGTCAGTATCTAATACACCTGATTTTAAATTATCTACTTCTAAATTAGATACAGTGTTGCTATCTGCATCTATAGTTTTGTTTGTTAGTGTTTGTGTTCCTGTAAGAGTTGCAACTGTACCATCAATAGCAAGAGTTACATTATTACCTGATGCAGTTGATGTAATTCCAGTGCCACCCAATAATCCCAAAGATTCGCTATCTAGGTCTATACTTATAGAACTGCTGCCATCTGTTAAATCTAGGTCTTGTGCAGTTACTTGCGAATCAACGTATGCCTTAATGGATTGTTGAGTGGCTAATGCTGTATTTGAATCTGAGCCTAAATTATCTTCGTCCAATATAGTGGTTACCGTTTGACCACTACTGAAACTAAAACTTGTAACACCATTTACAGTACCACCATTTATATCAACAGTATTATCTGCTGTTATAGATATTGGCAATGTAACCCAACCATTATTAGATGAGTTTCTTATTTTTAATAAATTATTAGAAGTATCTACCCAAATCTGATAGGCATATATAGTTGCAGGTTCAGAAGCAGAAGAATTATTTGATACAATTGCTTGTAGAGCATTGTTTAAATCTGCTCTAAAATTTGCACCTGATTGATTGTCAAGAACGTAATCGTGGGTAGCCATAGCGTATTATATTATATTTTTAATCTGGTTTAGTCGGAAATACGATTGAATTTAAGTCATCATCATCTGTATAACTACTAGGTAAATCTCTTAGTTGTTGTCGGTAAGTTGCCCATTCTGTTTTTTTAGAATCTGATAAAGGTGCATCAGGCATTTGTGTCCAATCAGAATGATTCAGTAAATTATCTCTGATATTTCTTAAATACTCTAAAGTAGATGGTAAATTTTCTGAAGAATAATTCATTAGACCGATAAACCTATTGCTTGTACATAACCCTGTGAGAACCCTAAAGTATTAGTACCTGTGTTTGGGTCAAAGTTTTTTAAACCTACATAAAAAGACACTATATAAGAAACACCGCCACTTAAATTTGCTGTTCTACCTACAATGTGTGGTGATAAAGAAAATGTACCAGTTCTTACATTACCTGCTTCTGTTTGTATTACATTATTGCTTGTTCTTCTTACTTCAAGAACGCCAATACTTTCTTCATCACCGCCTACTATACCTACAGGATTTGCAGCCCCAAGAAAAGCATAAGGTTTTGTGCCAGAAAAAGATGGTGTTGTAAAAGTTTTTGAAGCTAATTGATACAAAGTATATGTACCATTTGTTCTAAAAGGACTGCTGTTAAAAAAACTTAATAAACTAGTGCTTTGACCAAAGTAAAAAGATATTACATTGTCTGTTGTAGTGCCATTTGTTTTATCACCTGTACCTACACCAATGTTACCTGCTGTACCACTTACAGCAATACCTGCAATGCTTAAACTGTTTGCAGCTATTCTACTAGCATTCAAAGTTCCTGCTGTAATATCATCAGCAGATATAGCACCAAAAACACCTGATGCAGATGTCAAAGTGTTAGCAGCAATTTGACTAGCTGTTATTGTGGCACTTGCGATTTCACTAGCAGTTATTGTGTTAGCTTGTATTTTTGCAGCAGTTACTGCATCTGCAGCAATCTTGATTGTGGTTACTGCATCATCTGCTAATTTTGTAGATGTCACACCATCATTAGAACCTGTTGAATCAGCAATAGTTACTGTAGTTACAGTGCCATCTTGCAAATCATTTGTTTTGATTGGTTTATCACCAATAGTAAAGGTCAAAGTAGCAGGTGCAGATTCTGTACCCATGCTGTTTAGTGCAGATACACTAGCTACATAATTTGTACCAATTGGTAAAAAATTTAAATCAGTGAAATGCTTATCTACTATTCTATTGATTACTTGATTGCTTGAACTATCAACAATATTTATTCTGTATTGATAATAAGCAAAATCTGTAGGCACATCCCAAGATATAAAAGGTCTACCTGTGCCAGAAGAATTAGTATCAGTAAAAGCTAAATTGCTTGGTGCTTTGACTGCAAACTTATCTGGTGTATTGACAACATCATTGACACCTTGTTGTGGTGGTACAGTCCAAGAATAAACGTCAAAGTATTCTAGTAAAGTTACATTTACAAAACCATTTGGTTGTAGTTCTAAAGTTTGTACTCTAAAGACTTTGCCACTGAATCCTAAACCAGCATAAGTAACATCTACTATGTCACCGATATTTAATTTATATATTTCTGGTGTACCTGTAAAAGTTACCGATGTTTGATTTCTACTTCTAGTTAATATTGCCTTGCCCATGTTAAATGCAATATAAGGACTTGTAATATGTGGAAACTGTGCAGTTATTTCTAATTCTTCACCGCCATCATCAGATGTATGATTTGGACTTGCATCATGTAAAACTGTTGCTGTATCTGGTTCAAAATTATTTTGTCCATTTACATATTCAACAATTACCTTGTTTGCCTTTGCATCTTTGTTTCCATAACTTACTGAAATACCACTATCACCTATGATGTGACTGTCATTAATACTAAATGTAGAAGAACCAACATCTTCTATTTCTAATTCGTATTTGCCATCAATGTAATTGAAAATACCTCGCATATTGGCAAGTAATTCTCTAGCATTTTCAATTATATTTTGGTCAGGGTCTATGACACCATTGCAGTGAAATCTTGGTGATGTAGATAAAGCATTATTAACTGAACCATCAATATCATAATTTTGTGTCAAAGGATGTTGTGAATCCCAAACAACTACATATTGATTAGCTGTTGCAAAAGGGAATCTATATTTATAAACCTCTGTAATGATTCTGTTGTTAACAATAATATTGCCACCATTATCTTTTAAAGTAATTTTTTCACCTACTTTAAATTTTCGCCAATCAGAAAAATTATCTATAAATGCAGAAGATAATCCTGATGTGCCAGACCATGCAACAGCAGCTTCATTACCATTAAAATCAGGATTGTTATTTGTTGCATCAGCAGTGTTAGCTGCACTAGAAAATGTAGATGTGTTTATCTTAGCTATAGGTAAGCCTTTACCATATTCATCATTAGTTATGTAATCCAAGAATGTAAGAGCAGGATTATTTGACCACTTATAAGTAGATACAGTGCCAAATGTTTGTGATGTATCTCTTGGGTCAAAAACTTTTTTACCTTGCACTTCTACAGTAAGTGTTGGTACTTGTCTAAACATACCGCCTGTATCGTAACGATACTTAGCTGCAATATAAGCAATACCATTTAATTTATGATTGCTTGTCCATTTACCACTTGTAGATGCAATCAACATTGGGTCAGCAGTCTGCGTAGCTGCACCATGATGAAAATTAAATACCATTCTATATACATCTGTTGGGTCAGAACCATTGCCTGTAACAGTTGTAATATTGCCTGTATTGTTTGCGGTATTTAAACTACCTGCACCAGAATTTATTTTATCTGAGCCAATATAGTAACCATCTTTAAATCTATTTGAATCGGTAATCAAAGTACCATCAATCATAATAGAATCTTTATCTATACTTTCTATTTCTCCTACGCCTAAAGCATAAACCACGAATAAATCTTTGTTTTGATTTGCAGCAGTGTCCATATATACGATTTGTGCACCTACTCTTCTAGCACCATAAATGACAGGTATCTTGCCACCTGCTGTCAATTTATTTGCAAGTATGCCTTCTGTTTTAGATTGTAAATTTTTTGCTAGTTCTTTTGCATTTAGATAGTTATTAACACCAGATGCTAATGTTAAAACTACTGCTGCTATAAAAACAGGACCACCAACAGGTGTAAAAAAAGCTGCTATACCCAATGCAAATGCAGTTAAATCTAAAGCTTTGTCAAAAAAAGACATTAGTTTTTACCCCATGCAATATCTTTTTTTACTTCAGTTGCATATTCTAAGCCAATGTCACCAGTAGAAAATTCTTGTTGTGATTCGCTGGTATAATATCTGCCTTTTTTCAAAGACCAGTTTGCCCATTGAGAAGCTACAGTAATTGATAAAACGCTATCGGTATTATTTTCTTGTATCGCTACACTTCTTATTAGACCTGTAAAATAATTTATTGCACCTACTAAAGCATCAGATGTATTGAAATAACCAATATATATTTCTACCTCTTTATCTGTAAATGCACCGCTTTGCACTAAGGTTCTTACTTCATCGCTTACATTTGAAAAAGATACATTTAACTCATTTACCTCTAAATCACCTGTTTCTTGAACACTGTCTACTCTTAAAAAAGAACCACCTGCTTCATAATTTTCTGAGTTGTAAGTTACATCAGTATAGAAATCAGTAAGTCTGTAGACAGTAGATAAATTTAATTTTACTAAAAATGCAATCTTAGTAGATTCATTAGCAACTTCTGTTTGTAGTGCAGTAGATAAAGTTCTAGGCATTAGGTTACTACCTCTCTAACTTCAAAACTAATGTTGTACAAACCTGATGTATCTGTTGTAAACATAATCTCGTTGCTAGAAAGATAAACAGTCAATGAAGGTTTATTAACTGTAACCGCTTCATTATCCGCTAATGTCGTAACTAAACTAGGTGAGATTAAAACAGTACAATCACCAGAACTATCTGAATCAATATCGCTTTGCACCATATAAACTTTAGAATGATTTGCAAATTTTATTAGGTCACCTGCTTTAAGAACACCTGCGGTATTTGCATCAAAACCATCTAAGGTTATTGAAGCATCCGATGCACTATGTGCACCTGCAACCAATATATCTGTTTGTGTTCTATTAGAGCCTAAATTGTCTGTAGGATATTGTATTGTAAAGTTTTCAAAGCCACCTTTTTGTTTTTGTAAAAAAGCAAAAATACTTTGTGCTTCTACTTGTGTCATTGGTGGCATAGCTACAGTAAAAGAAAAAAATTGACCACCTATTTGTCTTGCTGTTTTTTTACCAGATAAAGTTTGATTCACTAAGACAGGTCTATTGTCTTGAAAATTAAGAGTTCTAAATTTTGGACTTGTAGGAAAAGAACCTGACATTAAACTACACCCATCTTGCCTTTTGTATTCATAGCATTATTGATTATAGATGTAATCAAACCTTTTCTTGATGCTAACAAAGCATCAAAACTTGCAGCATCAACTGTGGTGATATTAAAGTTTACAGTTGCACCCATGCCTTGTTCTTTTGTATGGTCTATTACAGTTTCATTAGGGTGTAATATTGCAGGAAAACCACCTCTACCATCTACACCGCCTGTTCTTGTTCCCATGCCTGTAAAACCACCGCCTTGAAAATTTTCCGATGCTTTTGTAAATACTTGTGCAAAAATATTATCATCACCAAATTTTGTTCCTAAAGCAGTGCCAACACCACTTAGTAATTTTTTTACAATAAACATTTTAATCATTTCTGAAACAACTGATTTCAAAACTTGTTGAGCTAAATTACCAAAATCTAAAAATCCTTTTTTTGTTACATCAAAAAAGTTTGTGAAAGAGTTACTTAGAGTTGTAGATATAGCGTTCATTGCTTTTGTTTGACTTCTTGCCTCTTTGATGGCAATGCTTACAGCATTTTGAGTTTTTTCTAATTGTTTTAAAGCAGCTATTTCTTTTTTAATTAAAGTTATTGCCTCTGTTTGGTCTTTAAGACCTTGCCTACTTATTTGTTTTTTATTCGCTTCATTAAATTTTTCTTGCAACTCTGTAGCTTTTATAAGTTCTTGTTGTAATTCACCCATTGTTTTAGGCACATCAATCAAACCAATTGCATCCATGAACAGAAGAACAGAATTAGCTGCATTAATAAATAAAGTTTGTATTGGTGCTAATATACTTCTTTTCAATATATTCATTGTGTCGTTAAATCTTTCTGCTCGTCTTATTGTTTCTTCATCTAAAACACCTGTTGCAGATTCTGCTAAAGCGTTCATAGCATCAGCACCATCTTTGACAAGCACTGCCATATCACCACCAACTTTTGCACCAAAAGCACCTGCAAGTAAAGCTGATTTACTAGCAGATGAGCCTACTTTTTCTAAAGCAGTAAAAAATTCTAAAAATAGCTTTTCTGATTTTTTAGTTTTTCCACTTGCATCAAAAATTGAAATACCTAAATCTTCAAATGCTTCTTTTGCTAATCCCTTGCCTTGCGTTGCTTCACCTATACCTTTAGAGAAAAACTTTAAGGCTTTATTAAATTTATCTGTTTCAACCCCTGCTTGTTGTGCTGCAAATTGATACTTCTGTAAAAATTCTACGCTAACATCAACAGCATCAGCAGTTTTACCTAAACTGTCTGCAATTTTTAAGGCTTCATCTCCGAATTGAACTAATTGTCTTACAGCAAAAGCACCAGCAAACGCACCAGCTATTTTTTTCATAGCTTTTTGCGTATTGTCAATATTTCTATTTAACTTTTGAAATTCTCTAGCAGTTTTATCTTTTGCTTTGAGAACAACATTATATTTAGTTTCTGCCATTATTAATTTGCCTATTTTTTTCTTCTAAGTAAGCTAACCAACCTGTAAATTCAGATAAAGACATTTTTTCTTCTAAATCTTTAACTGTCATTTTTAACAGTTCTGCTAGATAGTATCTAGCATATAAGTCTTTATCTGTTTTTACTTTTTTTCTTGTTCCTCAACAGTAGGTGTAGACATTATTTCTGTAGCTACTCTTGCTAAAACATCTTTATCTACACGATTCATCAAGGTATTTTTATCACCTACGTCAAAAAGTTTATTACCTTCTGCATCTAACGCTTTATAAATTAAACAATAAGCCATTAACGCAACATCATCGTCTTGTGCATATTTTTGCAACTTAGACATTTCTGCAAGTGTTAATGGCTTAGTGTAAATTGTAAGTGTTTCTTCGCCATCATCAGTCCATTCTGGTATTTTAATTTCTTTAATTTCTAAAGAATCAAAATGTGCTTTTGCTTTATCAATCAGTTTCATATTACGCTGTTGAAGTTGTTAAGCCACCTGAACCTTGTAAAGTAACACTAGCCTCAACTAATCCGTCAAAAGCTGCTGACCTAGTAAAGCCAGTTACAATTGCAGAACCATTATAGTAAGTATCACCTGTTGAAGTACCTTCAGGGTAAACTTCTAAAGTAACAGTTGAGCCTACAGATAGTGCAGTTTGTGCAGTGTCAGTTTCATCAAAAAATACGTCTACAGATGCTGTAAATTGTGTAAGTGTAGATAAGTAACTTCTAGAAGAATCGCCCATTGCAGTTTTTTCTACAACATCAGCACTTTCTTCTAAAGAGTAAGACCTTACTTCAGCAACAGTATTAGCACCGACTTTGATTACGCCTTCGCTTCCTTTATGTACCGCCATTTTCTTTTACCTCTTTTTTAGAAGAAGATTTAATGGTTGCTTCTTCTTTCCAACCTTTCTTTAACAGACTTTCAACTTTTGAAGGATGAGCATCTATTGAAGTTTTGCCATCTGGACTAAATAATTTCATATCTACCTCGCTACGTCAGGATTTTGTTCCTGACAATAATAGTTAATATTAAAGCTGAGTGTTGCAAAACCTACAGGCTTTTCACCTTCAGCGTTAAATTCTATTTCAGTTGACTCAAGAAAAGCATCTTTTGCCAAACCATTTATAGTAGTGTCTGCTGCTATTGCAGCTTCTACTTCTTTGCATATTGTATCAACTGAATCATCAAAATTGGTAGTTGCTTTTACATAACATTCTACTGCCACTGTAAGATTTCTTTCTAACAATCTATTACTACCAATCACAACAGGTTCAGATTCTTCTGACTTTGTGTAAATTAATAAAGCAGGTAGATTACTATCTTCTAATTGATAAACCCTACTTTGAAATACATTACTTCCTGTTGTTGTTAAACCTGTAAGAGTAGTGCCAATCTGTTCTCTTATTTGTTGTCTTAAATGATTTGCCACTATATTTCCTCTAACATAAAGCTACTGAAACCTGTTCTATCTGCTTGTACATTTACAATTGTATAATTTTTTGCAGCAACTATAGTATTGCCATCAGTATCTTTGATTGCACTTACAGCTAAAGTGTTACCGAATACTGCATTAGGTGCATCAACTGTACGACAATAGGCTACAGGTTTTGTGCCTTCTGTGCCTGTACCAAAATCAGTTTCAAAATATTCGTTATTGATTATTATATTTATTGTTGATTGTTGACTTGAACTGTTTGTAAAAACAGCAGATACGCCATGTCCTGCAACACTATCAAAGTAACCTGCCATGTCTTCTTCTGTTTCCATTTGATAGATTGACATTTATTGTTCCTCTAAAATTAATTCTACAAAACCTGTGTTGTCAGGTTGTACGTTTTTTACTTTAAATATTGTTTCAGGTTTCAAGACTGAACCTTTGTTAGTAGTTATTGCATTGACTGTCAAAATATCGTCATGCGATATGTAAGGAACATCAGTTGCTTTGACTAAGGCTCTTGGTTGATAACCAGCAACAGCAATAGAATCTCCTTGTATATCAAAATATTCTTGGTCAATTATAATGTCAATGTTAATTGAATCTCCTGAATCAATATCAAACCATGTATCAATAAAGCCAACACGAGTATCCCAAAAAGAATTTTGTACTTCATTGAATACAGCAGTTACACCAAACCCTGTTGTTGAATCAAGGTAAGCATTAAAATCTGCTGCACTTTCAATTGCCATTACTTACTTCTTTTTTTAGGAGAAGGAGTTTCAGATTTTTCTAAACCAAC